GGGCCATACGCTTTCTACACGGATACAGCCACTGGCAGCGAACTGCTGGACCTGGCTGACTCTCCGCCTGAAATGGGATACCTGAAAGACGGCATCCTGAAGGTGCTGCGCGAGGGGCCGAACAAGATCATCGAACAGACCGGCGGCACGGACAAGACGCCAGACCGGCACCAGTACGAGCGCTGGGTGTTTACTGGCAAGGTCAAGAAGTCAGCTTTTGAGGCTGCCAACGAGGTGCAGGCCGAGTATCTGACAGACAGCCAAACCAACCAGGGCGACGAAACAGAGCCAAAGGTTAGCGTTATCGCCGAACTGGTCAACGATACCGTTATCCGCGCCGTGCTTCACCCGCTCGACAGCGGGAAACTGCCGTTCCACGTATTCAAGTGGCGCAAGCGCAAGGGCCATTGGGCGGGGGTCGGAGTTGCTGAACAGGTTCGCACGCCGGGCCGGATCGTTACCGCTGGAACCCGCGCGCTGCTGAACAACGCAGGCAAAAGCAGCGGCAGCCAGGTGGTTATGGACCCAAATGCCGTTGAGCCGGCAAACCGGGACCACCAGATTACCGGTGACAAACTGTGGTGGCTGCGCAAAGACAGCGGGGTGGATGACGTTCGCAAGGTGTTTGCAGCATTTGAATGGCCGAACCGAACGCCAGAATTGCTGCAAGTAATAGAACTAGGGTTTAAACTAGCGGAAGAACACAGCAGCATCCCGCTTATCACGCAAGGGCAATCCGGTCCTACGACTCCGGACACGTTCAGTGGCCAACAGTTGCAGGACAACAATGCAAACCAGTTGCTGCGAGATATTGGTTTCAGCCTGGCCGATGACGTTGTTGACCCGTTTGTGACCCAGCTTTATGAATGGCTGCTGTTGGACCCTGATGTTCCCGACGAAGAAAAGGGCGATTTCAAGGTAGATGTATCTGGCGCCAAGGCCGCGATTGAGAAGGCGCTGAAGGACAGGGCATTGATTGGAATTCTGGGCATGGACCCGATGCGGATGAAGACCTACGGGATTGACCCGCGGGCAGCATTCGGTGCGTGGTGCCGGGCTAACCGTTTGGTGGCCGAAGAATTCCAGTACGCGCCCGAGAAGCTTGAGGAAATGGACAAGCAGCAACCGCCGCCGCCGCCACAAGTATTGGCCGCGCAGATTCGTGCGGAGTCTGCAGAGAAGATTGCACAGAGCCACGACAGTTTGGCTGCGCAGCGGAACAAGGCCGATATTGACCGCGACACGGCTTACAACCTTTCGCTGTCTGAGCGGGCCAAGAACGACCGTGAGCTAGGCCTTGAGGAACTGCGCTTGAAGGTGCGGCTTGCAGAGCTTGAGGTTCAGAAGGAAGAGCGGATTAGCGCGCAAGAAGCTAAGGTGAAACTGGCCGACACGACGATGCGTTTGCAGGTGCAGCGCGAACTGTCGGCGGCTGACACTGCGGCTGATTTGCGCAAGCAGAAAACACCCGGGCCTGTTGCCACGCCGCCGACTGAGCCGGCAGGACGCGCAGAACCTGGGCAGGCATTTGCACAATGAGTTTTGAGCTTAGTCGGGCTGACAAGGATTCTCCGCTGTGGCGGGCGCTTGAGGCCCACTATCGAAACCGACTGCAAAGCCTGAGGGCACAGAACGACGCCACGCAGACGCCAGAGAAAACAGAGCGACTGCGCGGCCAGATATTTGAATGCAAGGCTTTATTGGGCCTTGCAGAAGACAGGCCTATTGCAGCCTGAATAACAGAACCCGCCGCCGCCCATTCGTGGGCCACGGCACAGACCCGCCCACGCTTATTGCGCCGGTGGAAAAGCCAGCCTGCACATGCAGGGTTTTCATAGTGGAGTGCCAACGCATATGGCCGATTCAGACAGCGAAACAGTAACCAACGACGAGCAGGACGCCGACTTTGAAGCGGGGTTTGCAAACTCACCACAAGTGCCCACGGAAACGCCGGCCAGTGATGAGAAGCAGCCAGAGCAGCAAAGTGCCGAACAAGTTGTTGAGCAAGCTGTTGAGTATGTCAAACTGACCAAGGCTGAAGCCGACGAATTGCGGGCTTTGCGGGCAACCGCAGAACGCAGTTTCGGCACGGCATTTGGGAAGATCGGCGGGATTGAACGGCAGATAAAGGCGCTGACAGATGGCGCGCAGGTAGATATTGACCAGGCAGATATCGACTCGCTGCGGTCTGACGGCTTTGAGCCGTTGGCCAAGGCGCTGGAGAAGGTCAAGTCTCTGCGGGCTATCCCGGTCAGTGCCGAGGCGCCGGACATGGAGGAAGTGAAGCTTCGGGCCAAGAAGGAAATTCACATGGACCTCGTTGATGCGGATCACCCGGATTGGCGCGAAATTGTGCCGACGCCGGAATTCGCCGCATGGAAGTCAACGCTGCCTGAAACGGATCAGCACATGTTGGATAACTCATGGAACTCGGGGTTCATCAACCGCCAACTCAATGCGTTCAAGGCCAGCCTGAAGGCAAAAGCCGCCGAAGCGGAAAAGCCAAAGCCTGACCCGGCATCCCAACGACGAGCCCGCATGGCTGCGGCTGCGACACCGCGAGCAAGCGGCGCGCAACCCGCGCCAGACCAAACAGACGAATTCCTTTCTGGCTTCAACTACCAGCGGGGATAACCAAGGACAAACATCATGACGATGCAGACGTTTTCGCTTTCCACAGGCCGCCTGAACAAGTTCAAGGGCCAAATCCTGTCCCATGCCGTGCCGCAGGAGTGCCTGTCGCGCGCCGGCCGCCAGGTGAAGTTCCCGAAGAACTCCAGCGACACCTACGTGGCCCGCCGCTGGATTCCCTACGGCGCCACTGCCGCTGCCCCGAATACCTTCTTCGGCACCACCACGGCGGTGGACCGCGGCAACCTGATCGTGCAGGCCCACCAGACGGCAGAAGGCATCACCCCGCCGCCTGACAGCATCGTGCCGCAAGACGTTTCTGTCGTCATGCAGCAGTACTCGTGCTTGTACGGTTTCACCGACAAGACCTACGAAATGTACGAGGACGACATCCCGGCGGCCATGGTCGAGCAAATCGGCGAGCGCGTGACGCTGGTCAATGAGCTGATCAACTTCGGCGCGCTGAAGGGCTCCACGAACGTCTTTTACGGCGGCACCGGCAATAGTCGGTCTACGGTGAACGGTGGCCTGAGCCTGCCGCTGATCCGCAAGATGGCCAAGAGCCTGATGGCAAACCACGGCAAGATGGTTACGTCCGTACTGAAGCCTTCGGCGCTGTACGGCACAGATGCTGTGGCCGGCGGCTACCTTGTGTACTGCCACACTGACCTGGAGCCTGACATTCGTGACCTGCCCGGCTTCATCCCGGCCGAGAAGTACTCGAGCGGCACCCCGATGGCGAATGAGCTTGGCAAGGTGGAGCGGTTCCGCTTCATCACCTCGCCTGAGTTCGTCTCCATACTGGACGGCGGTGCTGCGGTCGGTTCCACCGGCCTGGCGTCGAACCTGGGCACGTCAATCGATGTGTATCAGTTCATCGTGCTGGCCGCTGATGCCTACAGCCAGATTGCGGTGCGCGGCACTGACACGCTGGACCCGACCTTCCTGCCCCCTTCGCAGAAGTCGAAGAGCGACCCGCACGGCCAACGCGGCTACGCCGGCACCACTTGGTGGAAGGCCGTCATGGTGGAGAACAACGGGTGGATGGCCGTTGGCAACGTCGGCGTGAAGGCGCTGTAAGCGTGGTGAATCACCAATGGGCTTCGGCCCAATCAACCTGAAGGAACCCGCTACATGCGCAACACCATCGCGCAGAGCCTCTCGATTGTCGGATCAGGAAACGACAAGAAGGCCCTGCAAGACATTCTCCAGCACGTTGGGGGCGCGCTATCGACGTGCGCCCTGTCAACGGCAGGCCTTGCCATCAGCGCAACCACGACCAAGGTAAAGACCGGCGCCGCCGTGTTTTACGCCATGGTTCGTGGCCGTCTGCTGTCGATTGCTGCCGCCACTGACATGCCGGTATTGGTCGGAACAGTGACGAACGCCAAGTTCAACGTCTTTGCTTTCTACGTCAATGGCTCGGGCACCGTCTCGTCAGCCATGGGCACTGAAGGTTCGGCGTTGGGCTCGGTGATTTTCCCTGATCTGCCGCTTGATCAGGCGCTGATTGGCTTCGTCATCGTCAACCCCACTGGCACTGGCAACTTTGTCGGCGGCACTACAGCCCTCAGTGATGGCACTGTGGTCCCGAACGCTGTGTACGTCAGCCCCATCGGCGCGTGCAACCCAACCATTCTCTACTCGTAAAGGAGTCCAACCATGGACGCTCTCCAACAAGTCCCCCTGACCATGTGCACCAGCAAAGCCACTGCGGCTGCTGGCACCACGACCACCTTCAGCACCACTGGCGCCACGCTGTACAGCATCAAGGGCAAGGCTTTCAGCACTTCGGCCGCGGCCAACGCTGCGACGCCGACGACTGATGCCGCCACTGGCGCCGCATTCGTTCCGGTGGCTGTCGGCTACGGCTGCACGTTCGTCCTGTGCTACGACGGCACCAGCGCCACCGCAGCCAACGCCATCAAGGTGGTGCAAGGCGGCCAGCAGGCGCTGGATGCAGGCGGCAGTTTCGTTACTGCGCCTCAGTTTCCGGCAATTCCGGATACGCTGTGCCCGTTTGCCTACTTGGTTACCAAGGTTGGCAGTACCGGCGCCGCGTGGACATTTGGCGCCAGTAACTTGGCTGGCCCCCCGACAGGCGTGACACATACGTTTGTTGATATCATGACGCTGCCGGGCCGCCCGCAGGTTTCCTAACCTGTCGCCCAACCTCGTCTCCCTGAAGCTGTGAAAGCAGCATTTGCGGGCACTGCAAGTATGTGCAGTGCCCGCTTTTCTTTAGGACTACACATATGGCACGCACTGCGCCGGTATCTCTTGGTGGCCCAGAACAGCACTCGGCTGATTTGCCGATCACGCAGCCTGACGACATTGGCGATGATCTTGCGGACCACGCAAATATCATCGTTGCAGGCGAGGCTGAATTGCAGGCCAAGGAATACCTTGATGAACTGGCATTCATGAGCGAGCCGGTTACGATCCTTCTGCACCGTGGCCGCGAGCGGCACGCCCCAAGCATTTACGACTTCTACGTCAACGGCAAAGCAATGTGGATCACCGTTGATACCCCGGCGACCATTCCGCGCGCCTACCTTGAAGTGATTGCGCGAAGCCAGCCCTACGAGGTTGAAACGCACGTCAACAAGAACGAGCACATGGGCATGGATGCCCCGGTGGAAAACAGCATTCGTCGGCACCAGTCGGCACGATACCCGTTCACCGTGGTCAAGGATGCCAACCCCAAAGGCCCGGCCTGGCTTGCCAAGGTGATGCGGGAAAGCTAAGCCGTGAACTTCCTGCAACTGGCCCAGCGCCTGCACAGCGAGACGCTTCGCAGCACTGCTGCGCCTACGTCAGTTACTGGCGCAAGCGAGCGACATGCGCGGCTGTTTAACCGCATTTCTGACGCATGGCGAGACTTGCAGGGTGAGCGGGATTGGAAGTGGATGCGCGGGACCACAGACGCAGCCCTGACGGTAGGCCAGCAGATTTACACCGGGGCAGAGCTGGGCGCCGTGAACTTCGGCCGGTGGCGGCCTGAGGACAGCACCTACAGCGTGCAGCTATACCTTGATGGTTCTCCGAATACGCTGTGGTACGCGAGCGAGTGGAATCTCGACTCAATGCGCAACCAATGGGTATACCGCAACACGACGGTATCTTCAACGCCGGTCAATTGGGCAAGCGACGAAGAGCAGCGCATGGTGTTGGGGCCAAAGCCAGCCCTGTCCTACAAAATACGCGCAGAATACTGGAAGGAACCGACTGAACTGGTTGCTGACGACGATGCGCCAGATTTGCCAGAGCGGTTCCACATGGTTCTGGTATGGGCGGGCCTGAAGGGGTTGGCGCTTGATGATGCGGCGCCAGAGACGCGGGCGAAGGCGGAAGAGAATTACGCCAAG